CTAATAGGTGGCAGCATCGCGGCGAAGCGCATACAATCGTCTACCATGACAGCACCGACAGGTATGCCTAAGCGCCGAGCCGACGCAGACGAGCAACCCGAAGACACCGTCGCGGTGACGATTCGGTTTCCCGCCAGCCTGCGCAAACGCGCGCTGGGTGTGGCCCAGGACGAGGACCGCACCTTCTCCTCACTCGTGATCTATGCGCTTCGTCGCTATGTCACCGAACGCGAACGCGAGTCAGAAAGCGAGTGAGCCCCAAATGAATAGGCGTGCCAATGGTGAGGGCTCGGAGCCACGATTCGACCCGACCCGCGGAAAGTGGGTGGCGTCACTGCGAATCGGTGGCGGCAAGCGCAAGCTCGTACGCGGCGAAACCGCCCAGGAGGTACGCGAGGCCATGCGTGGCCTCAGCGTCGATCGTGACCGCGGCTTGACCATCCCCAGCGACAGGGTCACCCTCGCTCAGTACCTGCGCCAATGGATCGCCGATGCGCATACCGACAAAGAGCGTCGCCCGGCCACGCTGCGCGGGTATGCCGTCAATATTGAAAACCACATCATCCCGAATCCCATCAGCCGCATCCGTCTCGGCCAGGTGCAGCCGCGCGACGTCCAGCAGCTGCTTCGCTCCTTACGCGCCAATGGCCTCGCCGAGCGCACCGTGGGCTACATTCACGCCACGTTGCGTGTTGCGCTAGCGGACGCACTCGAGCTCGAACTGATCGCTCGCAATCCAGCGCAGGCGGCCAAGCGTAAGGGCCGCAAGCGCGGCCAGCAATCCAGCCGGTTCCACATCCGCGTCCTCGATGAGGCCGAGGCCCGACACCTGCTTGAGGTCGCCCGCGGCGAGCGGCTCGAGGCACTGATCAACCTGGCCCTCGTGGGGCTACGGCGAGGCGAGCTGCTCGGGCTGCGCTGGTCTGATGTCAACCTCGCAGAGCGTCAGTTATGCGTCGTTCACCAGCTGGCCGAATTGAAGGACGACCAGGGCAACCGCCAGCTCGCACTCGCCAACGTCAAGACCGACGGCTCAGCGCGAACTGTGGCGGTTCCGGAAGTCATCGCCCGCTGTCTGGAAGCGCACCGTGAGCGCCAGATCGAGGAACGGCGGCGCGCCGCGAATCTGTGGTTGCACCGGGATCTGGTGTTCTGCAACGCGTTTGGGGGAGGCATCGAGACCACGACGCTGTATCGCATCTGGGACGCGATACGCCGGCGCGCTGGGTTCCAGGACGTACGCCTACATGACTTGCGACACAGTGCTGCATCGCTCCTGCTCGCGCAAGGCGTCGAGCTGTGGGAGGTCTCAAAGATCCTCGGACACTCAACCCTGGCGATCACGGCGGACATTTATGGCCACCAGTACGCCGCGTCACGGCGCCAGGCTGCGGACCGCCTGGACACCATCCTCTCGGTTAATGGTGTCCAAGATGGTGTCCAGGCGAGGCACCGCAGGGTCGGTACCCTCGTCTGAGAGGGAGATTTTCATCTCAAAAGTGCTAGTGCCGAGGGAGAGAGTCGAACTCTCGACACCACGATTTTCAGTTCCGGAAATCCCCGGTTTCAGGTGGTCACCAGCGGGTCCACGAGATTGAGACTCCACGCTCATTGGGTACCGAGAGGCACACACGGGTGTAACCGGACACATTAATGGTGTCCAAGATGGTGTCCAAGATGGTGTCCAAAAAGGGCTCACGACTTGACGTCCGCTGGGCCCTCTGGCCCGACAGTGACATCGACATCGCTGACACGTCTCGTGGGCGTCGCACGTCGGAAACTGCCCGGCAAGTACTGATTGAACTGCTGACCAATGCCGCGCGGCTGCACGTTGATCGTGACGCTGCGCGGCAGGCCCATTGTTTCGAACATGCGTTCTAAAGCTGTGATAGCATCACGCGTGGCGTCGTCGACAACCTCGGCGTTGGCTTCGTACCCGAGCAGCTCGTCTGTGCTGACCTTGAACAGGCGCGCCAGTCGGATGATGAAGCGTATCTGCGGGCTGGCACCTGCCTTCTCCCAGTGCTCGATCTGGCGCGGCGTGCAGCCCACTTCGATGGCCGCGGCCGGGCGCGTGAGACCGGCAAGCAGTCGCAACCGCTTGAGCGTCAGGGCGAAACGCTCGAGTTCCGCGTCGGGGATAACTTCGGCTTCTTCGTCCACGGGCGGCTTCCCTGTGCCGCTGGGGCCAGCGGCTTCAGCGCGGGCCTGGTGTCCGTTCAACGTGGAGGGCGCTGGCGAGGCCGCCAGCCTACGACCGCGTGTTGGGGGCATCAACTGTGATTGTGACAGTGTAGGCGCACAGGGTCACCGGGCGGTACCGGCGGTTGCATGGGGATTTGACCGTTCCTGCACAGCGTGGTTAGTCCCCGGAAGAATGTTGACCTGTAACAGTTACGACACTAATGTGGCCGTACCGCGTCGCTGATTACCGAATCGGCGCGGAACTTACCAGTACATTGGGGGTTCAGGCCATGTCGGGTGAGGATGAAAATCCCGGCAACCTGCAACGGGCGAACACCTTTCTCAGCCCGGCGCAGCTTCGCGAGATCGAGAAACTCGCGGTACAGCGGCAGGTGCGGGTGTCGGTCGTCATTCGCGACGCAGTGCGCTTCTACCTGAGCGCTCTGCCCGAGGTTGCGGCATGACCGACGATCGGAACATTCGGATCGACGAAGCCGCGCATGTCCTGGGCGTATCCGCCTCGACGGTCAAGAAGCTGATTCGCCGGGGCGAACTGGTGTCCTACAAGATTGGCACCGCCAGGCTGATCCCCTTCTCAGCGACGCAGGATTGGATCGCCGAACAGAAGCGAATCGCTGAGCAGCAGCGTGCCGAGCCTGTGTTACGGCGACTCCCGCTTCGTCGCCAGGCCTAAGCCGTGAGTTCCTCCGAACCTGGCGCGAGCCTGCGCGCCGCGGATGCCACCCAGCCTGAGCCTGAGCCCGAAGGCGCCGCGGCATGAGCTCGCCCTGGATGCACGTGTGGCTCATGCTGGGCATGGCTGCAGCGACGTGGCTAGTTGGTACCTGGTGGGCGGGCAGGTGACGGCTGTGCCGCGGGTCATCGACCGCGACCGCCGCTACCACGACTTCTTATCCAGGCTCGAGCACCACCCCGACGCCACGCTGCTCAAGGCGGTATGGGACGAAGCCTGGCGCCTGGCCATCTGGGCGGGCATGCGCGAGAACGCGACGCTCGGCCTGCAGGTCATGGAGCTGAAGCAGAGCATCGCCCACCTGGAGGGACGGCTCAACGAGTTGCAGTTCGAAGAGGAAGTCGAGAAGGGCTCGGTGTACTGGGAGGCAGCCGGTGATTGACCACGATGAGGATGAGAGCGTGTGGCACGTGCCGCCGTTCGTGTGGCTCACCGTGGGCGGTGCGCTCGCGTTTTGGGTGGTGGCCGTGGCGATCATCTGGCGATTGGTGAGTCGATGAGCACGCTCGTGTGGTTCCTGATCGGGGCCGCGGCAGCCGTCGCCGGGTTGCTCGCGCTCGAGCAGTGGACGTCCCGTCGCAACGAGGCCTTTCACAGGCCACCGGAATGGGCGCAGGGCTGATGAGCGAGAACCCGCTTGCACGGCTCGACACGGCCACGCGGCTCCTGGCTGAGGCGCGCACTGTCGATGAGGTGAAGCTCGTGCGCGACCAGGCCGAGGCGATGCGCATTTACGCACGTGAACGCGACCTCGGACTTCAGGCGCAGAACCACGCAGCCGAAATCAAGATTCGTGCGGAGAGACGCATCGGTGAACTGCTGGCCGAGATGCCGAAGCAGCACGGGGCACGAGACGGCAAAACGGGCTATCCGACTGATAGGCCGTTACCACCAAAGCTGGCAGAGCTCGGAATCTCGCACATCGAGTCGAGCCGTTTTCAGCAAATGGCGACCATCCCCGAGCCTATTTTCGAGGAACACGTAGCCGAAACAAAGGCCGACGAACGTGAACTCACGACAGCTGGTGTAGTGCGGCTGGCTCAGCAAGCTCAGCGCGACCAGGACATCGAGATCGCCGATCGGGTCTTCGAGGCCGCCTTTGCCATCAATCCGGACGGCGAGGTTCGCGTGCGGCAGGCGCATCTACGCGCCACGTTTTCGCGGGCGCTCGTTAGAGCCACAGATCTGATCAGTCTGAGGCCCTCAGCACTGGTCCCAGTGCTGGACCGCGGGCAGCTGGGTGACGCCGAGCGATTCATCGAGCGCTTCGAGCGCTGGCGTGACGAGCTGCGGAGCGAACTCGCGCGCCCTATGCGGGCCGTGGAGTAGGGATGACTCGATTGGTTGGCGTGCACAAGCGGGACTGGGAATGGTTCCGAACTTTCGCGCTCGAGGATGAGGCGCCGGGTCTGGCGAGTTGGGCTGAGCGTGTCGTTGACCGGATGGAACAGCTCGTCGAGAAGGTGGAACGTGCCGAACGCGATGGTGTGAAGCTGCCGTCGGAGACGCTGCTCGCCGGGCACGCGGCTGACCGCGTGCTTGAAGCCATGCTCAAAGTGGGCAGCGAACACGCGCTCAAAGGAGTGCGGAAGGAAGAGACCTGCTCTATCAGCATCGGCTGGAATGGGCACGCTCGCGTCGTGTCGATGCCGACCTACTACGGCGTTCGTCGTCGCGACCCCACCACCGGTGAGCGACTCAAACAGTCGGAGATGTGGCGATTCTTCGAGCTGAGTTGGAACGAGTTTGAGGACCTGGTCGGAATGATCAGAGCTCAGGCAAACGTGCTGGCGGATCGAGTTACAGCCTGGGAGGAGGTCTTACCCCTGCGCAAGCAGTTTCCGGACTCGGCTACGCCGCGAGAGGCGATGGACCGCGCGGGACTCGACCCATACCAGTTCGCGCGAAGGATCGAGGACACAGGATCGTGAGCATCGCGACGCGCGGCCTTGGTTTCCCCGCGCGCTCCCAGGCGTACCGCGTCTCCGCGCCGACGCTCACCCGAGCCCAGCTCATGATGCTCGAGGGCGCCGGTGAGGAAGAGTTGACCCGCTTCGTGAAAGCGCGCGCCAGGGTGCACGACTGGAACGGCGTGCACGTGCGCTACAGCCAGGGCGTCATTGAGAGCATCCACGTGGAACGGTTGGATGGTTTTTCAGAAGCCATGGGCATGCCCGACTGGCTGTTCTGGCACGAGAAGCTGGGCCAGCACTTTGGCGCCGAGCTGAAGGGCGCCAGTGGCCACCTGAGCAAGTGGCAGAAGCGCGAGCTGCCGTCCCTGCGCCGCGGCGGCCTGGTCGTGTTTGAGTGGTACCCCCGCGACGGGCTGGAGATCGAGCACACCTTTCGATACGGCCTGGGAGGACCGGAGTAAATGCGCGTTACCCGCGTCAGCATCTCGCTCGAAAAGCGCGCCAATGATGGCGACTACGGATCGGAGAAGTCCGAGGTCGAGCTGTTCGCCGACCTGGAGCCCGGCGATGAGCCGCACACGGTCCTGGACTGGATGATGGCGACCGCGCGGATGCAGGTCGAACATGACCTGCTGCAGTCGCCCAACCTCAAGGTGCGTCAAGCCTTGATCCGCAAGGTGCGCCGCTGTAATCGCTGTTCGGAGCCGCTCGCCGACGACGACAACGGCTACCTGCATCCGGCCTGCCGCGACGCCGAGGATGCCGAGCGCGAGGAGCGCTACCAGGCGGCAAAACGCCGCAACGATGAGCAGGAACGCCAGCAGGACGAGCGCGAGCTCGTGATTGCTCGGGATGGCGATGACGACGACGAGGACCTGCCGCTGTGACATGGACGAAGCTGCAACAGCAGGCCATGGCGGAGCCCTCCGCCCGGGCGTACCAGGTGCAGGGCGAGCACTTCGAGGATTACGTCAGTCCGACCAATGAGGACGCCAGGCTCGGCCTGACGGTCAACCGTTGAAACGACGCCTTTGGCGGCGAGCCGGTCTGGCTCGCATCAGTGTCGTTGCGCAATCGCCGCGGCGACGTCATCTCCTCCAACGTCTGGACCCCGCGGCAGATGCGGCACGCCAGGCGGTTGCTCGACCAGGTCCTCGACGGGGCTGGCAACCGGAGCCGCGAGCGCGTCTTTCGGATGTGCATCACGCTGTGCATGCACCGCGCGGTACGCGAGGACGAGCTCGCCCAGATCCCCAGCTGGTGGCATCAGGCAGATGCGGTCGACATTGCCGGCGGCCCGCTCGAGGTCCTCGAGTCGTGTGGGGTGCCCGACGTTCCGAGCGCGATGCCGTGCTACTCGCCGGGGCGACGCACGTTCGATCGCAACCGCCCCGACCTGTGGATCCCGGTCGACTGTGGCGTGTGCCCGCCGTGCATTGCGCGCAAAGCGGTGCGGACGCGAGGACCCCTGGTGGTCTCGTGATGACGTGCTCCCTCGGCGCGATCGACCCAACGCTGGACGAGTTCCTGGCGACTGCCAGGGATGTGCCTGAGATCTGCCAGCAGTTCAGCTGCCGCGCGCCCGTCCAAACATGGTGCTCGCTGTGCCGCGGCTTTTTCTGCGATGAGCACGACCAGCTCACGCCCGTGCGACGCCACGATTGCCTGCGCGGCAAAGCGGAGGTCGTCTGATGGCGCGCGCGATGATGTTCGTGGGCGGGCTGGCGTGCGGCTTCCTGCTGGCGACGGCCGTAATCGCGAGTCATGCCGACGACGTGAGCGCTGAGGTCCTGGAAGCGGCTGCTGAGGCCCACGTCGACGCCGTCGACCTGGCCGGCGCGGTCAGCACCACGGGCCTCGACCCGTACACGTACCTGCGCATGACGGGCGAGCTGGCGCCGCCGCCGCGCCCGCCCATGACGAGCCAGTCATATACCAGTGGGGGAAGCCCACGCGCCGAGTGCATCATTCGGCACGAGAGCCAGGGCAACCCGCGTGCTGTGAATCCGCGGTCCGGCGCGGCTGGGTTAGGTCAATTCATGTCCTCTACCTGGACAACGACCCCCCAGGGCCGCGCCGGACTGTCGGTGTTCGACCCGGCCGCCAACCGCGCGGCCGTCCAGTACATGCTCGCCGCTGGCCGTGCCCGCGAGTTCGCTGTCGTCACCGCGGGGCTCTGCTGATGCGCTACTGGCTCGACACCGAGTTCATTGAGTCCGGGTCCTATCAGCCCATTGATCTCCTCAGCATCGGCATCGTCGCCGAGGACGGCCGCGAGTTCTACGCCGAGAACACGGATGCCGATCTGTCGAAGGCTAACGACTGGGTGCGCGCCAATGTCCTGCCGCAACTGGTCCACTTCGGCCACGGAAAGCACGTGTCCTGGGACGATTTCCCATCTTGCCCGCGCAACTCACGCGCGGGCATCCGCATCGCGGTCTACGAGTTTTGCGATCCCCAGAGGCACGGCAAGCCGGAGTTCTGGGGCTACTACGCCGATTACGACTGGGTGGTGCTGTGCCAGTTGTTCGGCACCATGGTCGACCTGCCGAAGGGCTGGCCGATGTACTGCCGCGACCTGAAACAGTGGGCTGACGAGCTCGGCAACCCCGCGCTGCCAGAACAGGCCAAAGGCGAGCACCACGCGCTCGCCGACGCGAAGTGGAACCGCCAGGCGTGGGAGTTCCTGGCGCAGTACAGCAAGGCGTACGCCCAGGGGTTCGTCCCGTGATTGGAGCGTGCTGATGCCCGCCATTAGTGTCACCACGCTGTACGGGCACGACAACCGCATTCCGCTGGTCCAGATCGAAGTGCCCAACGGCAAGGCGCAGCTGACCGTCGAAGAGGCGGAGGACCTGGCGCGCAACATCGTGCACGGCTGCGAGGCCAGCCTGACCGATGCCTTCCTGATCGAGTTCTTTCAACGTGCGGAATGGCGACTGGAAGACCACATCGTCTGGGGCATCATCCGCGAGTTTCGAGAATGGCGCGAGGCGCGCATCGCTAAACCACCGCAAGAGGAGGCGCACATCACGTGACCGGCGCTGACCAGGGAGAGATTTCCAACCCGATGGAATACATCGACACCGACGACGAGGTGAAGGTTCGCGGCTTCCACGATGTCAACGCTGCTGCCAAGGCGATGTACGACGTGCTCCTCGAAACCTGCCCGCGCAGCGCCGAGCGGACGCTGGCGATCCGCAAGCTGCAGGAGGCCAGGATGTGGGCCAACGCCGCGATCGCCTTCGACGGGAGGACGTACCCGTTATGACCCGAGCTCTTGAACAACGCCGACCGCAGGCCTCGGGCATGCGCCAGTTTGGCGACCTGCCGCCGGCCACCTCGAGCATGGATCTCAACCGTGCGCTGGAGCTGGCGGGCATTGACGAACCGGAGCTGGTGCTGCTGGCGTCGACCACCTTCAAAGAGTGCTCCTCGATGGAGGAGCTCATCACACTGATCGCCACGGTGCGACGGCGTGGGCTCGACCCGCTCCTCAAGCAGGTCTATTACGAGCGGTTCGGGGGCGAGAGCAGCGGTCCATCCCTGCACATCGGAATCGACGGGCTGCGCACCATCGCCGTCAAGACCGGTCGGTACGTTGGCGCGGGTGAGCCACGCTTTTCTGACGTCTACGACATGCGCGTCGACGATCGCGGCGCGAGCAAGCCAGTGCCCGCGAAATGCGTCGTCACGGTCTTTGCCAACAATGGCGGGCGCGTGGGCGCGTTCGAGGGCGTCGCGTTCATGGATGAGTGCTATCCAGGCGTCGGACCCCGCGGTCGGATGTGGCGCGCTCGGCCGCGCAGCATGCTTTCCATAGCTGCCGAACGTCAGGCGTTGCGGCGTGCGTTCCCGTCCGAGACGGGCGGCCTCGCGGACGTCGACGAGGGCGAGCAGCCGACGGGCCCGGTGGTGGTCGAGCGCGCGTCACCAGCCCAGACCATGGCCCAGGCGGACGAGTACACGCGCATGCTCGGTGAGAGCGTCTACGCCGTGGATACACGCACCGGTGAAGTTATGCAGGACCCGCGCGCCGCGGCGATCGTGGAGCAGGCGCACGCCGCGGCGCAGGCGCGAGACGAGGCGGTGGCGCAGCTCAGTCGTGCGCAGTTGCGGGAGCGCTGGGGACTGCTGACGGGGAAGGCGCGCGACCTGGGCGTCGAATACGAGCCCATCAGTCAGTCGGTGAGCGATGCTGACGCCCTCGCCGCGGTCGAGGACCTCGAGGCGCGGGTGCGCGATGCGGAGGCCGGCATCGTCGCCCCATGAGCCGCTTCTGGCTGGTCGAGCTGGACGAGGACCTGGAGCACTCGCAGTTTCCGACCACACGTTATGGCGTGTGGTGCGGCGTGCACAGTGTCAATGGCGTCAAGAGTCTCACCGACATGTCCGCGGTCAGCTTCGAAACGCTGGACGAAATCATGGCGCCGAGTGACCCCGAGCTCATCCGGGTGTGGCGTCAGCAAAGGAGGGCGCGGCATGCCGAGAACCAGGCCGCCGGCGCTTGAGGGCGAAACGGAGCGCGAGTACGCGTGGCGTATCTACTCCGATGACGCGCAGCAGATCCTGCTGGCCAGTGCGGCGCCCGCGCGACGCTGCGCCCAGACGGGCTGTGCGGCGCCGATCTGGTGGGGCTTCACACGCGCCAACAATCGGCGGTGCCCGTTCGACATTAAGCCAAACGGAACCAGGACCGGCACGAGCCACTGGCGGACGTGCAGAGACAGACCGAGAAAGGACTCCAACTGATGCAATTCAAAGCTCGGCTCGCCGCGGTGCGCGGCACGCCCTCACGTGCAGACGATGTGCGCACCGTCGTGCGGCTCAATCTGGAGGCGCATGACGTTTCAACGGACTGGCTCTTCAGCCAGCTGGGCGAGGACCTGGTGGTCAACCTCGCCGAGGTCACCGCGTCGATGGGCCCGCTGTTTGAAGCGGAGGAGGCGGAGACCGAGGATCGATCGAACGGGCATGTCGCGGACGCGGTCGACGAAGACGAGGAGGAGCCGGTCACGATTCCGTCCAACGGCCGCCGGCGACACGGCACACGCTCGAGCGAGCAAGCCTAGCTAGCTCCATGCCGTGGGCGCGATTCGAGGACGATTACCTCGGCAACCAGAAGCTCGCGACGCTGTCCACGGCGGCGATCGCGCTCGACATGGCCGCCATCATCTACTCCGCGCGGGAGTTGCGGGACGGGGTGCTGAGTGCCGCGGACGTACAGACCGTGGCGGCGCTCATCCACTTGAAGCGTTGGCCACCGGCCGCCGCGGAGCTGGTGCGCGTCAACCGCTGGACCTCGGGCAAGGGCGTCTACACCATCCACGACTACCTTGAGTACCAGCCCTCGCGTGAGCAGATCCTCAAGCAGCGCGAGGAGGACCGCGAGCGCAAGCGACGCGGCGCGCGGGTGACGAACGCCACAAGGAATTCGTCCGGAGGCCGCGAAGATTCCGGCCGGACTCCGGACGCTCCCGTACCCGGTCCCGGTCCCGGTCCCGTACCCGGGATTCCAACGGAGTTGGAATCCTTCCCTACCCCCAACCCCTCCCCGCAAGCGGAGAGGGGAGCGCCCCCCGATGGGGCGAACGGGAGTTTGACGAATGGGAGTACGACCGTCACCACCGCCTGCTGCCTCATCGCGGAGTTGTCTGACGGCCGAGAACACTCGAATTCGTGTTCGGTGGCCGTATGACGACGCTCACCACGGACTGGTATCTGGCGGCCCGCGAACGCTGCCACGCCCTGGCGGTGGAGCTCGTCCGGCTGGATCATCTGGCCGCAATGTTCGAGTCAGAGGGTCAGTATCTGCGCGCCGATCGTGTGCGGTTTGATCGCGAAAGTGTGCGCGAAGATCGCTCGAAATTGATGCGCGAAGTGTGGCGAAAACGACGCGTTTTGGTGCCGCGGCGATGAGAATCCAATGGCCATTGGCAGCCGCAGAGCGCGATCACGAGCTGGACGAGGCCGCGCGTCTTGAGGAGCAAGAGTGAATGCGTGGCGTGGCTCACCCGCCCGAGCTGCGCGCCCAGGCCGTCGCCGCGGTCCTGGCCGGCGCCGCCCTGGCAGAAGTCGCTCGGCAGTTCGGCGTCTCGAAGGGCACGCTCGGCAACTGGCTCGCGGCGCACAATGAATCGCCAGTTGGAACAGTTGGAACGGCCCACGCCCGTGCGCGCGACCCTGAGGCGATTGCCGAGCTGATCCTTGACCTCATCGCTGCCCACGTCACCACCATTCAGGCTCAACTTCAGGCAACGACCCGGCCCGACTGGCTCGAAAAACAGTCCGCGGCCGAGCTTGCCCAGTTGGTTGCCGTTGAGCGCGATACCACGCTTCGACTTCTCGCCGGACTCCGGCCTGTCGCTGCAGACACCGACGACGACCAGCACGCCCTCCCAGCTGCCGACCCAGGAGACGCTCGAGCGTGACTGGCGCCTGTGGCTGCGCACGCTGTTCGCGCGCTACCTGAGCCAGGGGGGCCAATTCGTTCCGTTCGCGCCGCACCACGAGCAGTTCTGGTCGTGGCTGTGGTCGATCGAACTGGACCTGCGGAGCACACCATTCATCGCCATCTGGCCGCGCGGCGGCGGCAAGTCCACCAATGCTGAGCTCGGCTGTGTCGCACTGGGAGCTCGCGGCCGACGTCACTACGCGCTCTATGTGTCCGCCACCCAGGCCCAGGCCGATGACCATGTGCAGACCATTGGCGGACAGCTCGAGTCGGCGGCATTCGCCGACGTCTACCCGGATGCGGCCAGCCGGTTGGTGGGCAAGTACGGTTCGGCGAGGGGCTGGCGGCGCGACCGATTGCGCACCGCGTCCGGGTTCACGATCGACGCGCTCGGCCTCGACGCCGCGGTCCGCGGGGTGAAGCTCGACGAGGCGCGGCCGGATCTGATTGTGCTCGACGACCTGGACCGCAGTGACGACTCCTCAGAGACGATCTCCAAGAAAATCGACGTGCTCACGCGCGAGTTGCTGCCAGCGGGATCCGTGGACTGTGTGGTGCTGGGCGTGCAGAACCTGATCCGCTCCGACGGCATCTTTGGCCAGCTCGCCGACGGCACGGCGGACTGGCTCAGCGACCGCCAGCTCTCCGGACCCGTCCCCGCACTTCACGAGTTTCGGTGTGAGCAGCGCGGGGGCAAGACGTGGATCACCGGTGGCACGCCCACCTGGAATGGCCAGGACGTCGCCATCTGTCAGGCTCGCATCAACGACCTTGGGCTCCGGGCGTTCCTGGCGGAATGCCAGCACGAGGAGTCAGGCGAGGGTCGTGCTTTCTCGGAGTGGTCCAACGACGTGCATGTGTGCGACCCGTTCGAGATTCCCAGTGAATGGCTCCGCTTTCGCGCGGTGGACTATGGCTACGGCGCGCCGTTCTGCTGCCTGTGGGGCGCCCGCGCTCCGTGGGGGCAGGTGTTCATCTACCGCGAGCTCTACGGGGCTGGCATCGTCGATAGCGAGCAGGCGGCGCAGATCCTGGCTGCAACACCCCGACGCGAACGGATCCGCGACAGTGTCGGCGACCCGTCTATGTGGACGCGTTCGCACAATGGCCGCCCAGTGTTGGCGCCGGCAGACGCTTACGCCGAAATGGGGCTCGTGCTGGGCAAGGCGAGCAATGAGCGATTGGCAGGCAAGGCGCGCGTGCACGAGGCGCTGTACTTCGACGACGACGCCCAACCCATGCTCCAGGTCCTCCGCGGCGCGGCCCCGAACCTGGTGCGCACACTCCCGAAACTACCGAAGGATCCGCACAATCCTGAGGACGTCGACACCAAGGCCGAGGACCACGCGTACGACGCCCTGCGGTACTTGCTAGCGACGATCGAGTTCACCTGGCCGGCGCGTGAGCCGGCGCGCTCGACCTATAGCTTCAACCGGTGAGCGCGGTAGTACGCGTAGGTCCCTACCCAGCCAAAGTACAGCCCGGTGACCAGCCAACTGGCTTGGGTGTCGAATACCAGTGGCAGCACCAGGAAGGCTAAGAAGCCAGGGAAAATGAACAGCGTGAGCGCCCATTCCTTGAGCCGGCTCATGGCGTGATCCAGAACGGGCAGCGGATGGTGATCTGCTGGTCGGCCATCGGTGCACACCCTTGTGCTTCCGCGGCTATTACGCGGTCAAAATTACGACCGAGTGCTGCGTACGAGTAGTAGCGGTACATCGGGCCTGTGCCCAGCTGGACCGCTACCACCAGGACAGCGCCGAGGAGCACGCCAGCAATAAGCGTGAGAGCGTACGATCCGAAGTGCATGACGAAGCTCCCCTTCGTTGTGCGAGGTGACTCGGCCCGTGACCTGGGCCGAGGCGCCGACTATAGCCCACGATTGCGCCGGGAGTTCGTGAAACATCGATGTTTCACGGCTACACTTCGGCTCCAGAGTCGTGGCTGATCGCCCACCGAGCGCCTCCTACCTCTCCGAGCTCCAGACGGAGATGTACGACCGCTACCGCCGCGACGACGTCCAGATTGACACCATGCGCGCCCAGCGCGAGATGAGAATTCCCGCGATGATGGGCGCCGACGAGAAGTACACCCTCGTCAACGTCGACCCGCGCGATCCGGATGTCAGCGAGGAAGCCTTCCAGCAGACGGCTATGTTGACGTTGGAACGGCCGAAGCTCCACCTGGACGGTGGCGAGTCCGACACGGCACAAACCGCGGCGAGCCAGCGCGAGCACTGGACGGAAGAGACGCTCTGGCAGTGCGGCTCGAGGACGCCCGGCTCGGACACGATGACCTTCGCCACCGATGCGGCGCTCAACGACGGCGGCGCCTGGACCAAAATCCTGTTCCTGCCCGACGCGTGGGACAAGCGCTACGCCTACCCGGTGCCGAACCCTGGCGAGAGCGCCGAGGCGTGGAACCACTACGACAAGGCCACCGAAGAGGTCAAAAAGCAGTGCGGGCCGCCCTTCGCGTGGGAGTTCTGCGACGCCCGCGCGGTCTACCCGGACTACATGGGTGGCAGGATCGCCGAGGTGCTCGAGGTCACCGACCGACCGGTGCGCACCACGTTCCGCCGCTACCGCCTGGGCGTGGATGGCGACGGAAACATCGTGCCCGAGGAGATGGGGCAGTCGCAGGCCTCGAACGCCTACGGCGCGAGCGGCCGCCCGATCCTGCCAACGTCCATCACCATGATCGAGCACTGGGACGAGACCTGGGCGTCCTGGGCGGTGACCGGCACCAACTACAAATCTGAGCCCACCGGTGCGATCGTCAAGCAGTTCAAGCACAACTACGGCTTCATCCCCTACGACTTCGCGCCCGGCCTGTGGATGAACCACTGGCGCAATCGCAAGGTGGGGTGGGGCGTCTCGCAAACGAAGCTGTGGCTGGTCCAATATCGCCAGTACCTGCGCGCGATGCACGCCCAGTACGTCGCTCGAGACCTGCTCAGCCCGCTGGTGACCTATGGCGACAGCACCGCGGCGCCGGTCATCGGCGACGACGGCAAGCCGCGCGATCGTGACCCCGGTCCCCTGCCCGGCGAGGTCATCAACCTGGGACCTGGCCGCCAGCTGGCGCGCATCCAGTACCCCGACGCGGCCACCCTGGAAAAACATATGCAGCTGATCGACAACGCCATCCGCGAGCTCGAGTCGCCGCGGGTGACCACCCTCAGCGGCATGGAGGGCGCCGGCTTCGCCATCAGTCAAGTACTTTCATACTCCCGCACTCGAGTTGGCCCGATCGTCAACAACCTGCAAGCGCTGCTCGGCCGCCAGTCGGAAAAACTCTGGGACCTGGCGCAGAACAAGGTCAAAGAGAAGATCTGGGTCGGCTACTCCGGCCAGGACACCAAGGCCGGCAGTGGCTACATTGGACTCGGCCCCGACGACTTCGCCCGCCCCGTCAAGCTGCGCTGGGAGGTGCAGCAGGAGCTGCCGACCGACGACCTGATCAAGGCCCGCTACGCCCACGAGCGCCTGCAGGCCGGCACCTGGGGCTCGGATGAGGCGGTCGACTACCTTGGGGATAACCCTGACGAGATCCGCCGCTCCAAGGCGCGCGACCGTATCCGACAATCGCCCGAGTACCAGAAGTGGCTGGACAATCAGGTCTTCCAGTTCGCCGGTCGCGGCGACATTCTTGGTGCGGCGGCTCAGGCCCAGGCGCTGGCTGCCAAGGGCACAATACCCGGACAACCAGGTGCTGGGCCGAACGGCATGCAGACCCCGGCTCCGGGTGTCTTCGAGGGCGGCGCACCAGGAGCTGGCGGTGTGCCGGACCTGGCCGCGCTTGCGACCGCGCCGAATGGCGCAGGCGCGTTGCCACCGCCCGGCCAACAGGTGATGATGGGCGCAGCGAACAATGTCGGCGCACCAGGCGCAGGAGGTATGTGAGATGGCCAAGTACACCCCGAACAGCGCACGCGAGCATCCGCCAAAGCAGAAGCCAGGCATGGGCGGGACGCAGTGCCCAGGACCTCCGACCAACCACGGGGGTGGCTACGGCGCCGGCGGCAACCCTGGCAATTCCGTCATCCGCACCAGGCCGAAGTAGCCATGGTCCAGAAGCGGCGGGGTCGGAAGTGGACCGAGGCCGCGGACACCGCGGCCGACAAGCGCGCCGGGATCAAGCAGGGTAGTGCCAAGGACAACGCACTCGACCGCTCGCGTGGCGTCCCAGTGCGCAAGGCTGGCAAGAAGGCCTGAGCTTCGATGAGTCGGCGCTGGTGCCGCTGGTGATGTTCGTGCTGATGATCGTCGTGCTCGCGGCCGTGCTCTGGAATGAGCACCGCTGATGCCCCAGCCGTCTGAGGCCGAGATCCTGCGCGATTCGCTCACCCGCGAGGTCACCAACGACGCCTACGCCATCGCGCACCAGGTGTTCAAAGGTCCTGAGGGTGACGTCTCGCGCGTCAGCAACGAGCAACTCGACGAGCGCTACCGGCAGGCCTTTCTGACCGAGGACCGCGACTACCTGATGGCCGAGGCGACGCGCGACCCGGCGCAGTTCCTGGCGGCCATGGACCGCATCGGGGTGCAGATGCCGCCGGGCGAGGAGATCCAGCCCGACCCGCCGCTGCCGAAGGCGGCCAAGAGCGCCGCGCCGATCCCGAAAGCACCCACCGCGACCCAGCCCACGACGTACGGTGCGCCCGAGGACGTCCCGCCGGCCCTGGCATCCGCCGGGGCGGCGGGCGGTGCGCCTGCTGCCATGCCGCCGATGGTGATGCCCGCGTCACCCGCGCCGGCGCCGATCCAGGCGCCGGTCGCCGCGCCGATGGCGCCGCCAATCGAGCCGCCCTACTGAGATGCCGTACCTGCTGCTCGACGACGCCGCCGACGAGGCCACGCGTCGGCTGCACCAGTTTGGCCAGGACCAGCTCTCAAGTCTGCAGCAGGGAGCGCAGAGTCTCCAGAACGCGCCGGCCGGCCTGGTGCAGGGCGCCCAGAGCGCCACCGCCAGCGCCCAGGACATCACCCAGCGTTTGATGCAGTACGGCCAGGACCAGCTCGGCTCGCTGCAGCAGCAAGCCCAGCCGCTCGCCTCGAATGTTGACGACATCACCCAGCGCTTGCATGCCTTCGGCCAGGACCAGCTCGACAACCTCAGCCAGGCGCCGCAAGCCGCTCAGTCGCTGCTGACGCCGATGGCGCAACAGGCGCAGGCCGCCGGCGCGCAGGCGCTCCAGCCATTGCAGCCGCTCACGCCGCCACCTGCTGCGGGCACCACGTCCGTGAACATGGACCAGGGCCAGGCACAGCAGCAACCCCAGGGCGCCGGGCCGATCGACTCCTCGAGCGTGCAGAACTTCGCGAAGACGATGTCGCCCTACGCGCAGTACGCCGCCCAGGCGCTCGGCATCGATCCGAGCTGGGTCGTCGCGATGGCGGGCTCAGAATCGAACTACGGCAAGGCCGCGGGAAACGAGCTCTTTGGCGTCAAGGCGCTGCCGGGTCAGAAGGGCACGACCATGATGACCCACGAGGGCGAGTACGGCGGCACGAACATGAATCAGGACTTCGCCGCGTACGACACCCCGATGGACGCGGTGCAGGCGTGGGTCGACCTGATTCGCAACCACTACCCCGGCGCGGTGGGTGCCAAGGACCTGCCGACCTTCGTGCACGGGCTGAAGCAAGGCGGCTACTTCACCGCGGCTGAGGACGAGTACCGCAACATCCTGCAGAGCATCCAGGGCCGCGTGGCGCCGTTCGTGGAGGCCGCGGGAGCCACCGCCACGAATGCGGCGCAGACGGTGGCCACCGGTGCCCAACTCAGCCAGTTCGGCGACAAGCAGCTTACCGCCGCCGAAGCGTACGCGGCCTGCGGCCCGGCCGCGGCGGTCAGGTTCGCGCAGATGTTCGGACGCCAGCCAACGCTGCGCGAGGCGGTCGACCTGGCCAAGAACGTCGGCTGTAGCTCCGCCAACTGCATGGCCGGGCTCGCGTCCGAAAGCAAGCTCTTCGATGAGATGGGCATTGCGCACCGTACCGTCGGCGCGGACTGGCAGGCGCTGGCCAAAGAAGCACAGAGCGGTAACCCGGTCGCGATCAGTACCCCTGGCCACTACTTCACGGCGGACGGGTACGACCCCAGTACCGGCGCGTTCCACGTGGGCTCGAGTGGCACCGACCTGCGCCGCGGCTCGGAGTGGATGACGCCGGCGCAGATGGAGTCGGTGATGGGCCCGTTGCAGGGTGGCCTCGCGGCGGATCACCCGTTGGTGCCGGGCAACTCGCCCTTGAGCGCCGGCACCGCGGGGGGCGCCGGCGCCTCAGGTGCAACAGGAGCGGCCAATGGCCTGATCGATGTCGCAGGCCAGGCCAAGAACAAAGCAATGCAGATCCTGGACCGCGCGCTGCCCATGGCGGGCGACCTGGCCACCGGCGGCATCACGCGGCGGTTCAACGACAACCTGCAGGATCTGACCCAGAAGGTGCTGGGCGCCGGCCAGATCGACGCGTCGCAGGGCATCACGCCGCTCACGGGCGCGCTCGCCGGTGGACTCGAGCGCACCGCGGATACCGCGGACCAGCTCGGCGGCGGCGGCCTGGTGCCGCCCGACCTGATGCGCGCCGGCGCAGGCCTGCTGCGCCAGCCGGGCGTCCTCGACTCGATGCAGACGCTCGAGCAGCTGGCGACGAAGTACGGCACCCACGACACGACGCAGTACACGCCCGACGACCAGAAGATGGCGGGCCAGGCGATGCTGACCGCGGGCGGCGTACTGGCGGGGACCGACGCCTCGCGCATGTACCACGGCACCGGCGCGGATTTTCCCAGGGTGGACCCGCAAGCGGTGAGTGGCGAGGAGAACCTGTTCGGGCCCGGCTACTACCTGACCAGCGATCCGCGCGTGGCCGGAGGAGTCGTAGCCAGGGGCGGCGAGCAAACCGGCCCGTCATGGCTGGTCAGTAGTGTCAAGCGTGAGCCCGGCCAGGTCATTCAGCCCGGTTATGCGCAGTCCGGCGGTGGGGCGAACGGGGTACTCGAGCCGATAGCCGGGCCGAACGTGCGCGCGGTCGACGTACCGCAGGACCTGCACCTGATGGACATGGAGCAACCTCTGGCACCGGAGCAGGCGCAAGCGATTGCTCAGCGGTTGGATGCCGCGCGACCGGGCGCGTGGGACCTCAGCGATCCTGACGTCCGCGCGGAGGTTGCAAGTTGGTCGCAGCCGGGTACGGATGGCGCGTCCGTCTACGACGTCATTCGTGGCGAGTTGGGCACGAAGACCGCTGCTAACAAACTACTCGCCGACGCCGGATTCGACGGCATTCAACACGCGGGTGGTCAGCGAATCCCGATGACCGACGAGCAGGGCCGCGCGATCCAGCACGACGTCAGCGTCATCTTTCCCGACGCGCTGGATAAGGTGCGGAACGCCATCAGTGGCACCCAGGGCGGCCAGGTCGATCCCCGATTCGCGCTCGGCGTGGCGGGTGGAACGGCCGCGGTCGGCGCGCTGGGGCTGGGCCTGACTGACCCGGACTCGAACCGCATCCTCGACTCCCTCGGCGTGGGCGACGCCTGGAAGACCGCGCCGGGTCCGGACACCAGCGGGTGGCAGTCGCCCGTCACGCTCGACGACATTGGCAAGGGCATCCAGGACTTCGCCTACGGCGGGCCCATCGGCGCCTTCAACCAGAACCTGCGCGAGGTCGGCGAGGGCGTGCGCGACACGCTCGCCCCGTACATGCCGTCCGGCGTGCTCGACTCCCTGCAAACGCTGCAGGACCTGAACGCCAAGTACGCCGACACCTCTGGGACGCAAACGGTTCCGTTCAAGGGCCAGGACCCGCTCACGCTGTCGGTCGACCCCTCGGTGATGAGCCCCGAGGACCAGCAGCGCTACCAGCAAGCCCGCGGCGCGGTCGCCGGCCTCGCGACACCGTTCGTCGACCAGAGCGCCCTGCAGGGCATCCGCGGTGCGAAAGTGGTGGCTGGGCCGACCGGCACTGCCGCAGCGCGCGGTCCGATCGCCAATGCGGTCGACATCACCAAGCAATTCATGCTGAGCAACCCCGTCACCCACGTCGGGAACACCATCGGCAACACGCTCGAGTTGCTGCGGAGCCCTGTGGCGCTGACGCTCGGCGGTCGACCTCAGGACGCGGTGGCGGGTGTTGGCGCTGTGACGCGCGCGATCCCGGAGGCGGCCCAGGCGGCGCTGGCGGCCATGCGCGGCAGCACGCCGGCCAGCCTCGGCGGTGCGGCGCAAACGAGCGCATGGTGGCAGCCGGTGTTCAAGGCATTGGGCGCATCCGACGCCTTCACCAGAACGCTGGGCGAGTACCAGGGCATGGCCGAGGAGGCCTCCGCGCTGCTCCGCGGCGCCGGTATCAGTGCGAACGATCCCGCCGCGGCGGCGTTCCTGCGCACCAACGCGGCGCGGATCGCCGACGCCGGGCGTCGCTCGGGGAGCCAGAGCGTGTTCCAGACGCTGCACACGGCCTCGGGCGGAATGAGTTTCCTGGACGATCTGTTCAACCGCTTCGGGCGCTACAAAGAGGGCCTGCTCAGCTCGCCGAGCCTGCGCGACCAGGCCCTCGGCGCGCTGCTCGATACCCAGATTCCCTTCGCGGGCGTGCCCTCGCGTCTGCTGCAGATCGGTGTTGGCCGGCTGCCAGGCTTCGCCCAGGTCGGCGGGGCGGTCCGCGCGGCGCAGGCGGCTCGAGCGGGCAACATCCCGCAGATGCAGCGCGAGATCGGCAACACGGTGATGGAATCGGCCATTCAGCTGTGGATCGCCGAGCAGATTCGCGAGGGCAACATCCGCGGGCCCGACGATCCAGACCACCCCGGTGAGATGCGCGTGATGGGCAACTGGGTCAACGCCAACCTGCTGGGCGCCTACACGTTGCCGGCGCAGATCATGGCCGCATTTGGCGAGGGCTTCCAGAAGGGCGGACTGGAGAAGAGTAGCGACGCGGGCGAGGCGCTGCGCAACCGCTTCGGTGAAGCGCTGACCTCGAGCGTCAAGCCCTTTACCCAGGCGGTGCCAGGCCAGCAGATGATCCACATGCTCGCGGCGTTGGGCCAGGGTCCCGGTGGGGCGCTGCAGCAAGAGGTCTCGGACACCATCTCACGCGTCAGCGCGCCGGGCGCTGGCAAGTTCATCGAGGACCTGCTCGACCCCGTGGCGCGCGATGTGGCCAGGAGTGGGCCCGCGAGTCTGTGGCAGCCCACCCAGGCGCGCATCCCTGGTCTGGCCGAGCTGCTGCCGGCGAAGATCGACCCGACCACCGGCCAGGAGATGGAAAAGCGCCGAGCCGGCCCCGGCATCCTCATCGGCGCCGAGAGCTGGGACCAATCGCCCATTCGCACCGAGGCCAACCGTTTGAAACAGCAGGGTTACGACATCGCCGCCCCCTCGGCGTATCCTCAGTCCGTGTCGATTGCGGGGTCGCAGATCGACCTCAAGCCAGACGAGCAGCGCCAGGTGACCGAGATCACCGGCAAGATGCTGGGCAACTTCGCTGATCGCATGGACCAGCCGGCGTACCGCGACGCGCCCGACGATCGGAAGGCGCTGATGATGAAGGCGTACCTTCAGGCCGCCAGCAACGCGCGCACCGCCGCGGTGGCGCAGGTGCTCGGGCGGCCGGAGCTCCTCAAGCGCATCGCCGCTGGCCGCTCGGTGGCGGGTCGGCCGGTCAACGATGTCGGCAACGCGCAGCTCAGCCAGATCCTCGAGGACGCGCCCTCGTTCCTGACCTCCTCGAGCTTGAGCGCCAGCGAGCAGCAGCAGGCGCTGGCGGGTAGCCGATGAGCTCGATAGACCAGCTCGTCTCGGCGCTCGGTACGGGTTGGAAGGTGGTCGGCAACGGCACGCCCGTTGAAGAGACGACGACCACCAGTTACACCGATCCGACCCAGCCGGGCTCCGCGCCGCAGACGATCAACAAGGGCACTGGCCGCTACTACGTCATCGTCCAGGACACCGACGGCCACCAGCGCGCGCTCTTCCTGAAAGCGCAGCCCATCAAGGGCGGACTGCAGGTTCGACAAACGGGCGTCAATGACCAGCCCGACGCGACCGGCAAAGCGCCGACCAACCTGTACGACGGTGATCTCAAGTCGATCCAGTGGGACAGCGGCGGTCCGATCGGCGACGTTCCTCAACAGCCCAAACAGCCGAGCCCCACCGCCAACCTGGACAAGCTCGACGCCGACGGCAACGATGCGACCAAGACGGGGAAGCCCACGGTCACGCTGCGCGATCCCGCCACCGGCACGTCGCTCAACGTGCCGAAGGACCCCGCCGGCACGCTGACGACGATCAACAACCAGCCCATGGTGGTCAAGCCCGACGGCACGGCCACCGCGGTCGTCGGGCCCGACGGCAAGCCGCTCACGGTCACCAAAGACAAGACCCAGATGAACGTGCCAGGCATCGGCCTGGTCGAGTACGACCCGTCCAAGACCGGCACCGACGCCTACAACGTCATTCTCAAGACGCCCACCGGCGTCCAGGCCAAGGACCTGCAGCCGCAGAAGGTCAACGGCAAGGTCTACGTCGCCACCGACGACGGTCAGGGCGGCATCACCTGGCAGGAGACCAACCTGCCCGAGAGCCACGTCTACACCGTGGCCGCCGGCGGCAACGACCCGCGCTCGCCGACCATCACCCTGATCGACGAGCAGGGCAACAGCACCTCGGTCAAAAAGGATGGCTGGACGCCGCCGCCCAATGCGCAGTCGGGCTCGGCAATCACCCCGGACACGAGCTCGCCGTTCGTGGTCACCATCGGCGACAACGGCCAACCCGTCTTCACCGAGAACAAGAACAAGGTCAGCATCTCCGAAGCCCAGAAACAACTGATCCAGCAGCTCGGCGGCAAGGTCGCCGACGGGTCGATGTCCGAGAAGGAAGCGCAGGACCTGATCGCTAGCACGACCTCGGCGATGACGGCCCAGGCCAACCAGCAGAACGCCCAGGCGAACATGCTGACGGCCCAGACTAACCAGCAGAAGCTGGGCGTCGACGCCGCCAGCAACGCCCTGACCGGCGTCAACGCCGCCGCGCAGACCGGCGCAGGCCTGCTGCAGAACCGCGTCACCAACGCGATGAGCGGGCTGAACACCGCCATCGGCGCCATCGGCAACTCGAAGATGACGTCCGCGCCGGCGGGCATGGGCGAGAACCTGGTCGGCGGGCTGAGCGAGTGGGTCACCGGACTCGGCGGGGGCCAGCCCGTGTACGACTCGGCCGCCGCGATGGTCAACGCCGCGAACCCGGCGGTCAAGGGCGACCCGACCATTGCCAGCCAGGCGTACACCGCGCTGCGCGGCGCGATGGACCTGTACAAGCAGCAGACCGGCAAGGACTGGCAGCCGCCATTCAACTCGCCAGTCACCGCTTCCACCGGCGCGGACGCGGGCACCGCTGGCGGCGGCGCGCAGTCGGTGCTGACCAACACCACCCCGAACCCGGCAGCGACCGCCGCGAACCAGACCAACTCCCTGGGCTTCAACCCGCAGGCCTCGACCGCGGCGCTGAATGCGCGAGGCTTGATGGACAACCAGCAGGGCCGCGCGATGGCCGCCGGCCAGACGCCGGTCGCCACCACCCCACCGGCGTACCCAGGCCAGTACAACACCGCCTACCAGCAGGGCGTCGTCCAGCCAACGGGCCTGCCGGCGACGGGCCCGGTCGTGGGTACGATGATTCCGACGCTGCCTATGCCGACGTACAACCGCTTCCAGGCACCGATGACCGTCTGATGGCCGACGCAACCAACAGCCCGCAGCTCGCAGCGTTCATCAACCAGCTGAGCAGTGCTACCGCCTCGGGCAACACCCAACAGATCCAGGAGGCCATCCGCGAGTTCAACCTGACCTACGCCAACAGCGTGGCGCAGCTCTACGGTCAGAACTTCGGACCCGGTAATCCGGCGCCCATCGGCGCCGCCACCCTGCCAGCAGGCCAGGCCACGGGCAGCATCGGCTACATCCCTGGTCTCACCGGCTCCGACGCCTCGCAGACGCAGTCGATGCTCGAGGGCCAGGCCTCAACCGCCCAGAACGCGGCCGGGCTCACCGGCTTTTACTCAGCACCGAGCCAGTCGCAGTACACGCCTGGCACGTTCGTGCGCCTCGATCCGAGCACGTACGACACCAACCAGTACGGGCAGATGCAGATCTCCTACGTGCTGCCGTCGGGTCAGTTGCAGCGCGTCTCCCAGCAGCAGGCGCAGGCCATGGGCTGGAACGGCGCGTTCTCCGCCGTGCTGCCGGCCACCACCGCCCTCCAGCTCGAGCGCGCGCCACCCCAGCAGTTGCCGCAGCAAACGCTCCAGGGGATGACGAGCTACAGCAACCTGAACACGGCCGCGCAGAATCAGGCGATCGCGCAGTCGGGCGTGACGGGCATGTACCAGGCGCCGGCGCAGGTCCTGCCGCCGGGCACCAACGCCGGCGGCGGCAAGTTCTCCGATCTGGACCCGCAGACACAGCAGAGCTACTACCTGTCGCGCGGCTCAGACTGGAACGCGGCCATGGCGGCGTGGGTGGCCGACTCCAACAAGGCCATCGCGGCGGCCAACGGCGGCGTGCTGCCCAACCAGCAGGGCACGCCCCAGGAAACGCTCGCCGCGCAAAACCAGTACTTCACCCAGGCCTCGGACCTGGCCAACCAGTACGGCCAGTACTACACACCAGGTGCGCCGGGTCAGGCCACGCAGGCCGGCGTGAACGCGCCACAACAGGGCCAGCTCACGCTCGCCAACATCAACCAGCAGAACACGATCGCGCAGGCCTGGGCGCAGCAATACGGCTACGTGCCGCAGTTCGACGCCAACGGCCAGCCTATCTTTCAGGCCGGTGCCAACGGTAACCCGGCCACCACGCTGGCGGCGCAGCAGCAGGCCTACTCGCAGCAACTTGGCGCGATCAACGCCGCCGCGGCGCTGCAGGCCAACCCGTTCCGCCAGCAGCAGGTCATCGGCCAACTCGGGCGTGTGCTCACCGGCCAGGGCGTGGCGGGCTTCTCGGCACCCAACACCGTCGCTGGCGTGGGGACGCAGGGCGGCACTGGCACCGACACCGGCATGGCCTACATGCAGCAGATGATCGACGACATTCGCGGCGGCACCAACTCGGCCAACTCGCAGAACGTGCAGGGCGTGCTCGACGCGATCCCAACGCCGAACAAGATCAACTCCCAAGATTTTCTCCGCGCGGCGCCCTCGACCCAGAACATGCTGCTGCAGGGCATGCAAGAGAAGTACGGACTTGATCCAGCCGATTCTTTGGCCCAGATCAAGAACACGCTGCCGGCGTTCAATGCGCCCACGACGTTCGGAACCGTGAAGGGGTAGACCATGCCGCTGCTCGGTGGTAAGAAGGCGAAAACCCAGGCGGGGATCAGTTCCAACATCCGCACCGAAATGAAGGCCGGCAAGCCACAACCACAAGCCGTCGCCATTGCGATGCGAAAAGCGGGGAAGCCCAAGCCCTCGAAGAAATGAGCATCGACGTCACGCGTTCCATCCACCCCGACCTGCTCGACGAGTACGAGCAGCAGGCCCAGCTCGCCGCGGGTGGCACCGCGCAGACACCGCCTCGTGCACCCCGTCGCCGGCGCGGACGGGGCGCGACGGACCAGTCTGAGACGACCCCTCCCGGCGATCAGGCTGAGCCGCCCGTCGCGCCGCCGGACGGCTCCGGCGACCTTGCTGCCTCTCCGGAGCCCGCCGCGCCCGACGCCGAGCCAGAGTGGCTCGCCCAGGTGCGCGCCGCCAAGGACCCCAAAGAGATCCTGTCGCTCGTCACTCGCAACGTGCCGCGCGAAGAGCTGACCCGCGACGACGTGCTGAGCGGCCTGCTCGGTGACCTCAGCAATCAGCGCGCGCGCAAGATCCTCGAGGACCAGGAGAAAGCGCGCCAGGAGCGCGCGCGGCTCGACGCCTACGACAAGGGCGACCTGTACACCCTCGGCCAGCTGGAAGCGGCCACACTGCAGCAGCAGCGCCAGGCGGCGCTTGCGCAAAACGACCCCTACCTGGTCGCGGTGCGCAACTTTCAGTCCGGCCTGCCCGAGGACGTACAGCGCGAGGTCCAGGGAAAGAACTACGATTCGTTCGGCGCGTACTTGTCCGCCGTCCAGGATGCTGCGATTCGCCACGGCGTCTCGGAAGAGGTCAAGAAGCGCTCGGGAGCTCTGGAAAAAGCAGAGCTCTCAGCAACCGTCGGAAGTGAGCAGTCCCCAGAGCTAGACGGAGGACCTGCCCAGGCGTACCGCGAGATCACGGACGCCCAGGTCGCCGCCATGACGCTCGAGGAGTACGACCACTACTTCGACGATCGGGGCCGGCCCAGACCCGGCGTTCGCGTGCGCCTGGAGCGTGGGATAGACGTTCGCAGGCGGTGATCTCCTCACCCCAACCGGGTGAGACGCCAAGGAGCGACCAATGCCCGTTGGGGCTACAGAGTTCGTCGACAAAACCATTGCCGACGGCGTGTTTTCGCCAGACATCTGGTCCAAGCAGGTGCTGCGGGCCACCGAGAGCAACCTCGTCCTCGCCAAGTGCGTCAACCGCGGCTACGAGGACGACGCCAGCGTGGGCAAGGCGGTCAAGGTCGCCAGCATCGGCAACGTCGCCGCCCGCGCGAAGACCGAGAACACGGCCATCACGTACGAGACCGTCGCCGAGACGGCGACCACCATCACCCTCAACATCTGGTCGTATGCCGCGGTCGGCATCGAAGACATCGTCAAGGTCCAGAGCATTGTCGATGTGCAGAACGAGTACCAGATGAAAATGGGCTACGCCATCGCCAAGGACATCGACTCGAAGCTGGCCGCGGACATCGCCGGCTTTTCGCAGACCGTTGGCACCCTCGGCACGCCGCTGGCCGATGTCGACGTCATTCGCGCCAACCAGTACCTCGACGACGCTGACGCACCCGAAGAGGACCGTTTCTTCGTGATGAGCCCGGCGGAAAAGGCCAACAAGCTCACGCTAGACCGCTGGACCAACGCGCTCTATATCGGCAACCCCAAGCCCGCGGTCTCCGGCTCCATCGGCGACATGTACGGCCTCAACATCATGGTCACCACCAACCTGGTCAAGCCCGCCGCCGGCCAGGCCAACAATGGCGTGTTCCAGCGTGAGGCGCTGGCGCTCATCGTGCAGCGCTCGCCGAAGATGCACCTTTTCTACGACATCGACTTTTTCACCTGGAAGCTCGCCTCAGAGGTCATCTACGGTCACCAGGAGATGAGAGATCCATTCGGTGTGTGGGCCAAGGGGGCGGGGTAAACCGTGGCTGACCTCCTCGAACGCCTCGAGCAGCGCGCCGCGCCGACCCTTGAACAGCCGCGGCGCGGCACGAACTACAACTTTCCGCTGGTCTGGTTTCGTCGGCCCGACGGCGACATCGTGCGGTTGCAGAGCGACCCCAACAATCGCACGTATTACGAAGACAAGGGCTTTGTCATGCTGCGGCCCTCCGAAGAGCGCGAGTGGGTCAACGAGGTGCGGCCTGGCGTGGTCGCGGCCCAGAAAAAGCGCGCGCAGCTGGTCACCGCCATTCGCAAAATCCAGGCAGTGGCGCCCCAGTTCCTGATCGACGACGACGACCAGCTCGCGTTCGCCACGATGCCGCTCGAGGAGCTGGAGACCTTCTACAAGGACGGCTGCGAGTTCATCGGCCGCAAGATCCGCCTGCCAGCCATTCGTCCCGAAAAGGGCGAAGGCAAAGACCCGAGCCTGAGTGGCGTCGAAACATCCGACAACATGTCGATCGAGGAGCTCCAGGCCAAAATGGAGCGCGCCGCCGGTCCGACATTCCAGGGTCAGGGACATGACCCGATACGGGAGAGCAGACGACGATGACGCAGGATGCACCCAAGACCGCACTCGAAGAGGCGACCTCCCAGGACAAGGTGGTGCCTCAGGCGACGCTCGACCAGGAGTTGCCCGGCCACGTGCCCAACGCCGCGGAAGTGGCCGGCACGGGTCCCAGCCCCTGGCTGAAGGCTGCCCAGGCCGCAGACGCCACGGCGGGCCTCGCACAGACGCCGCCGGCGGACCTGTACTTCACCTTCACCCGCCCAGATGGCGATTCCTTCCTCGCCCCAGCGAGCAGCGCCGAGCAGTACCTGCGCAAGGGCTACACCGTCACCGGCGAGCAGCGCATCACCGACTCCAACCAGTTCCGCGACGTGGTGAGCCCTGGATCGCTGGCGCCCGCCGCGAGTGGCGTGCCGGAGGCCACCGATAGCACCAGCACGAGCAGCACGCCGACCACGAGTACCAGCAAGACGAGCACGACCAGCAAGACCAGTAGCACCAGCGCGGACGCGCCGTCAGCCTGATGGGCACCGGCAACGCGGGCGGGCTGTGGACGCACACGCCCGTGGATTGGGGTGGCAACGAGGGCAAAGCCAAGCCTGCCGCCTGGCCGGCTGACGCGGTCAATGGTCAGCCGGGGCCTGGCCACGGCACCCGACCACAGGGCCCGACGTACGTCGTCATTCCAACGTCCACGCCCGCCACTGGGACCATCGCCTGGACCACGCCGGTGGCAAGTGATTCGATGGTCGAATATGGGCTCACGACCGCGTACGGCCTGAGCAAGTACGACGCCACCCAGGTCACCGCCCACAGCGTCCAGCTCGCCGGCCTGGCCGCAGGGACGCAGTACCACTACCGCGTCGCGAGCCTGGGCGCCGGCTTCAGCGCGGCCTCCACCGACTTCACCTTCACCACGCCATGACCCACGCCCAACTGGTGCCCGTCTCGGCACCGCGCGAAGCTCACCGCGACGGGTGCACCTTTGGGCCAGGGTTTCTCAGGATCGTGTTGCGCGACGGCGGGCGGCGGTACTGCCAGTCAGAGGGCGAGGTCGAGTTTGTGCGCCACCTGCTGCCCGAGGGCTCTGTCGTCCGCGTGCAGCGGGATGGCTACTGTCTGGATGGTTACCAGGGCACCCCGGATGTGGTGGAGGCCGAGACGTTTCTGGGGATGTCGATGGCCGACGCCATGCGCGAGCTCGGCTTCGAGACCGAGGCCGATTATGCGCGCGCATATCGTGCGGTCGAGGCCGCGGTGCTCGAGCGCGATCGGGCCCAGCACGGCGGGACGCTGCCCAGCATCGTCGTCAAGAAGCGCGGGCGTACGGTCAACGAGGTCACCTGAGCGATGCAGACCGATACGCGCATCTCCAGCCTCGAGCGACGCACTGGAGGGCTGTGGACGCACACGGGCCGGCTGACGGTCCACTTCCAGCTCGAGGACGGCACCCAGGCCAGCGTGACGCTGCCTGACGATTGGGTAGCCCTGCAGACGCGCGTCACAGCACTCGAGGCCCGCACCCTCGAGGACATGCACTACGGCCACTGATGACCGAAACACCGCCGCTCACTCTTGCGCCGACGAGTCCGGCACCGTCGCTGCAACCCGCCGAAGGCGTCCCTGCGCCGCCCCTGCTCCCGCCGCCGGTGCCTGACTGAGCCATGCCGACGCTCACCGAGTACCGATCCACGTTTAGCGTCGAGGCCGGGCCGTACATCGGCCCCGACAGCTATGACGTACGCGCCATGGGCGGCTCAAACCTGACCCAGCTGTTCTGTCATGCCTACCCGATCCAGTCCGGCATCCCCCAGCAGGACCAGCTCATCGACCGCCCGCTGTACCGTCCGCAGGCGGTGCAGGCTAACGACAAGCACCGCTACATCAAGGGCTACACGCCGCAGACCGGTCTGATCGAGCCCGACCTGGACTGGGCGCTCCCGCCGATCGCGGCCGTCGGTGGCACGCTGTACCAGGACCTCGAAGCGTTCACATATGCCGAGCTCGAGGCGATGACGTACGAGGACATGGAGGACACCGGCCTGGCCGGCTTCGGCGAGCGCTTCGAAGTGCTGGGCCCGTTCGATGTGCCGACGACGCACCGCCTCATCAATGACGGCCTCAAACAGTGCTGGCTGGTCGTCGAGGTGGCGTGCATCCCCACGCCGATGAAGGCCCGCCACAACCTGAGCGTCGTGTGCCCGTGGCTGCAAGATCCCAGCGACGTGCTGCAGGTCGGTGTGCTGAAAAACTACGACGACCGCGACCTGACCGACCCCTTCGAAAACGTGGTGCGCGGCCAGGTCGAACGCGACGGGGGCGACTTCTACCTCAACACTGGCACCTCGACGTTCCTGGACGATGAGGTGCTGTGGCTGCGCGTGTTGAAGCGCGCGTACGACCACTGCCGCGCGAGCGGTGGCATCTTCGGTGAGCAGTCGGGGCTCAGCCTGGAGACCGACGAGGCACCATGTGAGCGCGATTGGGTGGCATCTTCAGCGCTGGTCATCGCCTGGCGGCGCTTCGCCCACCTGCTCGAGCCGCAGGCCAACCAGCGTTTGATTCGCGACCAGGCGGCCGCGGCGGCGTGGTTCACCGACCGCTGCCGCGAGCACTTCACCGCGCCGCTGCCGGGCCGCACACTCAGGCGGCGGCGCTACTTCGGCCCTCCGCGGCAGCTGGCCGGCCAGTATTGGGGATGATCGCGTGACGATGCAGCACAACGACGAGCACTTCGGTCGCATCAATTACGAGGCGTACTGCACCCAGACCGGCGGCCGGTCGCTGGTAACTGGCGACGAGTTGCCGCCCTGGGAAGGGCTCAGCGACGAGCTCCGGACGGCATGGATCGCCGCGGCGCAGACGGTCCGCATGGCCGCCTTCACGAGGCAGATCTGAGTGAGCCTGTACGCCAAGCGCGACCCGTGGCCGTTCATGCTGAAGATCAGCGGCAACGGGTTTCTGCTGGGGAGCCCAGGACCTGGCCAGCCGGCGCTGCTGAGCTCCAAGGCCGAGGACATCGCCAGCGTCGATCCCCCCGACTTCTCGTACGCCAACCTGTCGCCGATTGCCGACCGCGAGGAGCCGTACGAGCACCTGGCCATCGGCATGGGCATGCGCACGCAGCAAAAGTGGCAGGACTCGCGCTACTCCGAGGCGATGGGCGTCGACCTGAGCGTGTGGCCGTGGTGCAAGGGCCCCGAGGTGCTCGACTCCACCGGCGCCGGCGACGGCGAGGTGGTCGATTTCTTCGAGCTCGGCGCTAGCCTGTTCGCCGCCGCCGGTCACGACATTCTGAAGTACACGCCAGCCACCAACACCTGGACTGCGACGCACTCGTTCGCCGACCCGATCGTGGCCGCGGTCGTCTTCGCCTCCAACTTCGACGGCGTCCCGCGGGTGTGGGTGGGTTTTGGCAACGGCATCGTCGCGCAGTACTCGAGTGACGGGACGGCCTTTACCGCGATGGCCAGCTTCGGCGCGCTGGCGTTCATCCGCATCGCGCGCGAGTGGTGGTGGGCCGACAACACCAACGTCCTGAGAAAGTGCGACACCAACGCCGACCCGACCAACGAGGCCAACTACACGGCGCTGATCTTTCGCGTGGGCGACATGAGCTCGCCCATTACCGGCCTGATGGCCACCGCCGGCGGCGTGCTCATCATCGCCAAGACGGACGGGCTCTACACCCTCGACCAGGCCGGCGACGACCATCCGCTGTTTCCATTCCTGCAGTTCGCGCCCAATGCCCGCAACGGCAAGTGCCGCGGCCAGTTCGTCAACGACCTGTACTTCGGCTACGGCACCAACCTGTCGCGCATCGGCACCGACCTGGGCATGGAGGAGATCGGCCCCGAGCGGCTGCCCGACTACGACGGACCGGTCCGCGGCCAGGTGACGACCTTCGCGGGCGTCGGCAACATGTTTGCCTACGCCGGGCTGTGGAACCCTGACACCAGCACGTCGTACCTGATGAAGTTCGGCGCGTTCATCACCCAGGGCACCTTCAGTACGTATCAGACCATCGCCAACGTGCTGGCCAACCCGGAGCGGATCGACGCCTGGCACGGCAGCCTGAACGATGGTTGGGCAGGCAAGTACCCGACGCGCATGTGGAACACCGCCATCGGTGCACCCGGCGGCCACACCTTCACCATGATCGGCTTTTCCGACGGCACGGTCTCGCGGCTCCTGAATCCCTGTGTGTTCAACCCGCTGGCGTGCTCAACCTATCGCTTCTCGGTTGGCGACGACTGGGTGCGCCTGCCATTGTGGAACGGCACGTACGCCGCCTCGCGCAAGACGCTGCGCTCGTGGGGCGTCACCGGGCCCAGGATCGACGCCAGCAACTATCTGACGCTCGAGTACAAGACCGACCCCGCGCAGACGAGCTGGACGGACCTCGGCTACACGTTCGACCACGGCACGTTCGATCGTCAGGCGTTTCCGGTCGGCACGGTGGCCATCCTGGCGCAGTTCCGCGTTCACCTCCACAACACCGACGCGACCGCCTCGCCCGCGGTCAGCTCGGTGTCCATCGGCCACGCGCTACGCCCCTCGCGGATCATGACCTTCGAGGGCGACATCCTGTGCGCCGACGGCTTGGTGCGACGCGATGGGGTGATGATGCGCAAGGGACGGCTGCAGATCCGCAGCGAGGTGGAGGCCGCAGTAGACGACCCCGGCGCGGTGCCGGTGGTGTTGCCTGATGAAACCAACGCGTTTTTGAGCTTTGTCGACTACAAGGTCGGCCAGTCGTTTGACGAGGTCGGGCGCCAGTGGCGCGGCAGCCTGCACATCAAAGCTGTCCAGTGGACGGCGGTCGAGCCACCACCCAGCTAAGGAGCGAGCGTATGGCGCGTATCGAGACCGATCCCAATTACGACAGCCCGACGTTCTCGAGGGGCACCTCGGCCACGGACATCTTCAAAAAGGAAGACGTGCAGGGCCTGGCCGCGGCGGTAAGCACCCATGTTCACGATGGCGTGCAAGGCCTGGTGGTGACCACGGTGGCGCCGGGCTCGATCAACGGGGCAGCCATTGCCGACGGCGCGGTGACCTCGGCCAAGATCGCCGACGGCACCATCGTCGCCGCCGACCTGGCCGACGCGGGTATCACCAACGCCAAGCTCGGCCCGGACGTGGCGCGTGCCAACCAGCTGACCAACGGCGGCTTCGAGATTTGGCAGCGTGGCGTCGGCCCTTTCGCGGCCACCAATGCCTTTACTTCTGATCGTTGGCAGATCGTTTTAGTCGGAACCGACACCCTCTCGGTGAGCCGAGACAACGCGAATCTAGATACGGCAT